TCAGATGTCGGTGTCAGCTTCTTCCACTTCTTCAACCGGCTCGCGATTGGCGGCAGCTTTCACGTCTGGAGCGGCAGTCAGCAGCTTGTCGCGGATCTGCTTTTCAAGCGTGGCAGCGATATCCGGGTTGTCTGCCAGGAACTTGGCCGAGTTGGCCTTGCCTTGGCCAATTTTGCTGCCGTTGTAGGCATACCATGCACCGGATTTCTCGACGAAACCATGCAGCACACCCAGGTCGATCATCTCGCCGTTCAGGTAGATGCCCTTGCCGTAGAGAATCTGGAACTCGGCCTGGCGGAAAGGCGGGGCCACTTTGTTCTTCACGACTTTAACGCGGGTTTCACTACCTACAACCTCGTCACCTTCTTTCACCGCGCCGGTACGGCGGATGTCCAAACGGACCGAAGCGTAGAACTTCAGCGCGTTACCACCGGTGGTGGTTTCCGGGCTGCCGAACATCACGCCGATCTTCATACGGATCTGGTTGATGAAGATCACCAGGCAGTTGGCGTTCTTGATGTTACCGGTGATTTTACGCAGCGCCTGGGACATCAGACGGGCTTGCAGGCCCACGTGCATGTCACCCATTTCGCCTTCGATTTCAGCCTTGGGCACCAGGGCGGCCACGGAGTCGACCACGATCACGTCGATGGCGTTGGAGCGCACCAGCATGTCGGTGATTTCCAGGGCTTGCTCACCGGTGTCCGGCTGGGAAACCAGCAGGTCGTCAACGTTGACGCCCAATTTGCCGGCGTACTCAGGGTCCAGGGCGTGCTCGGCGTCGACGAACGCACAGGTGGCGCCCATTTTCTGCGCCTGGGCAATCACCGACAGGGTCAGGGTGGTTTTACCGGAAGATTCAGGACCGTAGATTTCAACGATACGGCCTTTTGGCAGGCCGCCAATGCCGAGCGCGATGTCCAGACCCAGAGAGCCCGTGGAAATAGCCGGGATCGCCTGACGGTCGTGATCGCCCATACGCATTACGGCACCCTTGCCGAATTGACGTTCGATCTGACCCAGGGCCGCAGCCAAGGCTTTCTTCTTGTTGTCGTCCATTAAAGTCCTCACGTAATCAATAAGGCCGGGGCGGCCAACACCTGTATAAGTAGACAGTATTGTTCCACAAAGATCGGAGATCGCCTACCCCTGATTTTCTATTTCTGCTGCAGCTCGTCGCAACAAGCCCTCTAGCGCGGCCTTTACCGTTTGTCGGCGGACCTCGTCGCGGTTGCCGGCGAAGTGCTCAAGCTCGGCCGTGACCTCATCGCCGACGCCGAAAGCCAGCCATACCGTGCCCACCGGTTTGTCCGGCGAGCCGCCATCCGGTCCCGCTACACCACTGACCGCCACGGCAAAGCGCGCCAGGCTTTTTTCCTGTGCACCGCGGACCATCGCTTCCACCACTTCCTGGCTGACGGCGCCCACTTTTGGAAACAACGTTTCCGGCACATTCAACTGCCGGGACTTCTGGCGGTTGGAATAGGTGACATACCCCGCCTCAAACCAGGCCGAACTTCCCGGGATCCGCGTGATGGCTTCCGCGATTCCGCCGCCGGTGCAGGACTCGGCAGTGGTGACGTGGGCATTGAGCACCTGCAAACGGCGCCCTAGTTCAGCAGCCAGTTGAGTGATTTCCTTCACGGTCGTCTCCAGACGTGGGCGGGGGTTTGCCTACCCTACAGGAGCAAATCGCCCATGCAAGCGACAGACTGGAACAAGAGATTAACGGGCGACAGCGCGCACGTAGGCCTGGCAGGCACGCAAGGCAATCAGGGCGCTGTCGCCGTCGTCGGTGATGCGGATAATTCGCTGAGCATGCGCAGGGTCAAGTCGGGCTCGCGAGGTTGCATGAACCACGCCGCCGGCGGCGGTGGCGGCTGGCATTGGGCAGCCACTGGAAGCGTCGAGAAGGACTGACAGCCGCACATCAGCAGTGGCAATGCGGTCACGCAAAGCTGCTTGAGTACGTTGGGCATCGCTCAACTCCCGGGCATGTTGTTGGTCGATGGCACTGAGCTGTTGCTCAAGGGCCAGCCGCTTGTCTTGTTCGGCCTGCTGTTGCTGCAGGGCTGCCTGGGTCTGTATTGCTGACAAGTGTTCAATCTGCGCCCCGTACCGCCACGCCTGCACCTGCCAGACAACAGCCAACAGCACGCATACGCCAAGCACACCTAGGAAACGCATAGCACCGCCTTGGCCCGCGCCCACAACTGCAAACGGTCCTCCAGGCCATTGAGCCCGCCGTTGATACGCCGGGTGATGGTGATGAACTGGTCCTTGTCGGCGAGTTCATTCAAGCCATTGCTTTGCCAGAACCAGGCGGCGGATTCACAAGCCCATTGCGGTTGCTCCAGTAATTCGGGTTGTCGCAGCAAGCGATCATCACCGAACAGCGCCTCGCTGCAGGCCAGGTAGTTGCGGCGACCGGTGATCTGGATCAGCCCCCGGCCCCTGTACTTCTGGCCGTCGCCGTCCGCTTCAGGGGTGTTGCCCAGGCGTGCGGCCAGGGTGCCGGTGTCGTACTTGCTCAAATAAGTATCGCTGCCGAGTTCGCGCACGTAGCGCAGTTCGCCGGACTCGTGACCGATCTGCGCGAGAAAAGCAGCAGCGCGCAGTACGCTGTTGATTTCGTACCGAACAAAAGTCGCATTCAGCGCGGTTGAAAAAAGGCCCGCCATACGGCGAGCGCCTGGCATGATTTGAATCAATTGAGGCTGCGTTATCAACACCACAGTCACCTTGAAAGCCCCCCTAGGTAGACAAACCAACGCCCGTGTTGGAACTGCGATAGGCACTGACCATTCCAGCCAGGTGCAACGAACTCGCGCCCCCAGTGATTAAGAAGATCACCCAGGTACGCCAATTCGCCAGGTCGTCCTTGTGCCACCAACTGGCGATCACCGCCCCAACGAGGCCCGCAATCAACAATTCGAACCTGTCGATCTTGTCGAGCAGGCGCTGTAAATACTCCATGCGCTCGACTCCGTGGAGCATGACTTGAATTGGAACGGCCCCAGCAGCACTCCCAGCTCGGAGCAATGGGTGTGGTGGAACCGAAAACGAAAAGGCCCCGATCATGTCGAGGCCCTGAACAGGTGCGCGGTCTTTCCCGCAGTCAGCCAAAGATCAGCCCAGCGTCGACGCCCCAATGCATCGATCTCGCCAATACAGTCTCGCGCCACTCTGGAAGTCTGGTGTGAACAGAGCGCACGGGCTGCCGGTTTTTTTCCGTAGCGCTGCACTACCGGCTTATCAGCGTCCAGGCATCCCCCGAAGGGCCACCCTGGCTGTGGCGAGCCTGAATCAGAAATGAAAAAGCCCAGCGCGACGGCTGGGCTCTATTACGCAGAGAGGTAGAAGATCATGGAGTCCAGTAAGCAATCTTGCCACCTGCACCAACAGCTACAAAATTGCCATTGCCGTAGGCGACGCTCCGGATATCGGTTCCTGCGAAAGTGTTGGCTTGCTGAACCCAGCCGATCCCATCCTCGGAAACGGCTGTCTTGCCGCCGTCGCCGACAGCTACATACTTGCCATTACCGTAAGCAATGTCGCGGATGATGGTTCCACCGAAACTGGTATCTGCAACAGCAGTCCAGTTAAGCCCATCGGGTGAATATGCCATCTTGCCATCCGCACCAACGATAAACATTTTCCCGTTGCAAAGCTTCATGGAAAGGATGGTGCTAGTGCCGAAGGTGCTGGTTCTGGTCGAGAATGATTGCGAATCACCCGTCGCCATCTTCACAGCGCTAAGCAGCTTCCCATTCGATCCCGCAACCAACACAAAAACGCCAATGACGTTGACGCAGTGCACAGTCTCGCCAGAAGTGAAGGTCGTAGTGCGCTCCACCTGGCCTGACCAATCGCCATAACGGGAAAAGACTTTACCGTTAGACCCAACCAGTATCCAGGTCGCGTCGCTGCCGGAAATTGGCTGATAATACACAATGCCTTGCAAGTCTCCGGACACGCGAACAGTTGCCGTAATGTTTGTCCAAGCCCTTTCAGGGCGTGCTGTGCTGCCGTAGACCACATTGCCGGATTGAGAAAGGGCTTGAAGCTGTGTCCCAAGACCGTTCCAGTACAGATCGTTGAGGACCTTTCCGCTATCAGAGGTGACGACGTCCTTAAGCGTGGTCCACGCTGTACCAGTCGCGCCTCCGCTGACAAGCTGAGTGGTTGTGGGAAGACCGTTGCCACCAGCCGCATAAAACTTGCCATCCCCAAAAACCACGCGCCTAAGCATGCCGGTGTTATCCACCGGTTGCACTTGGGTCCAAAGATCTTGCAAGGTTTGAGACGCCGAATTTGCGTTTTCCATTTTAAACTCCGTTACTTAGCTGATTTAAGTTCAGGCCTCTATATTGGGCGTATGGCGCTCATCGGCGATTGCTCGAGGCTCGCGGCCTTCACATGATTCAGCGTCCCACATCGGGAACATTTGATCTGGAGCTCTGTAAACCCACCCGTGCGGGCGAGAAGTCGGTTGCAGTTACCGCATCTGAATTCTTTCAACATCTGCAAATTCCTTTTACTGAACCACCTTTTCCGTGTGATTGAGTAGGAAGCGGCGTTACATTCGCCGCCCTCTCACACCCACCTACACACAGGTCCGTAGACGGCGGCATGCCTGCGGGATCTTTGAGCAGAGACAGTCCGAGGTAGAAGTTCTGGGTGAAGGAAACAATCCAAGTGTCATAGTCCGTTTCCGCACTGCTGAGCACGGAAGGGGCCGCGACAATCGCAGTGGGCAAGTCGCATTGCTCGGGCGGCAAGCCCCAGCGGTTATCCAGGGCCAAATCCATCAGTCGGCTGGCCAGGTCGCAGGCGTCAAAGGGCGTCGAGCCACTGACGACCGTGGCCTTGAGTGAAACCGACAAGACATGCGCCTTGCGCCCGGCAAGGGAGCGAACGCCCGGGCCATTGCGCTCCACGCTGATCAAAATGCCGGGTTTGTCGCCCGTGTCGGAGAAGTCATGGTGATTACCGACCCGTAGTTGTGGGAACGCGCGCTTCAGCGCGTCCCCAATCACCCTAGGCAGTTGGGACGGTTTTTCGAGAAGTGTCATCTGCTTGCATCCTTGCAGCGGTTACTGCTGATCCGGGCGGGAGTTCGAGGCCTGGTTGACCCCGATGCGCTTGGCCGCCCAGCGTTCATAAAGGCCGATGGCCACGTCCGCACCGGCCATGGCGGTCAGGCAACCAATGGCGCCAGCGGTCCAGATCGACATGCCGGCGGCGTAGCACAGCATCAATGCCGATACCCCGCAGACCATGCACGCCCCGGACCGCAGGGCCAGGCGCCGGATCAGCGACCAACCACGGGCGCCCTCCTTATCGGCGCGCCACATTTCGCCGGATACACCGCCGATCAGCGCCAGTACGATTACCAGCCAGATAGGCATTTCCGCTAACGCTTGCTGCTCGTTTGTCATGTCACGCCTCCTGGCTGAGCACTACCGGCACGGGGCCGGCTCTTGGGTAAATCCATGTGTAGGTAGGCATTCCAAAAAGCCCGGTTGCCCAGGCTTTTCAGTAATGCGGTCCAAACTCGATCTTTCGGCGCGACTGGCGCGGTACGGATCTTTCCTCGATGTTTTTCCGACCACGATCCCTGTCTGCCGGATAACTGCTTCTGGTGCTTTACGCTGCACACCCGGGTCAGTTGCCAACCCTCTGAACCGTTAAGGCCGGTTCATCGCTGCCTGTTTGTTAAGCGGTGAAACTAAAGAGCGTCGGCGTCCTTGCCGGTGTTGCTGGCGTCCTTGCCATCGCTCGGATGGCGTCCTTGCCGGTGCTGCGTGACTTCCTTGTGTTGACTGGCAGCATCCTTGCCGCCTCCACCAGACCTTGTTGGCTGGCTTGAGATGAAGAATATGCATGTATGCATATACAGTCAATGCACAAATGCATTTATTTTCAGCATGCAAATGCACCAATGCATTTGCGTCCTTGTGGACAGCGGGTTTGGTGGTTTTTTCCAGGCGAAAAAAAGCCCGCTCGTTGGCGGGCTTTGTCTTACAGAAGAAGGTTAACGGGCGTACATACCCCACCAGAACACATGACCCAGGATACTGATTTGCTCATCCTGGATATCCTGGAAGCTGTAGTCCTCATCCGGGTGCTCATCGCGATTGAAACTGCGCAGGCGAATCCCGGAAGGCAGGCGGTAGAGCTGTTTCACCCGCAGCTGGCCGTTGTGGTTGATGGCATACAAGTCACCATCGACGATGTCACCAATGCCACTCTTGCCCGCATTCACCCCGACCGTCGCGCCGTCGCGCAGCACCGGCAACATGCTGTTGCCGCGTACCGTCACGCACTTGGCCTGGTCGAACTGCACACCGTTATGCCGCAGGCTGCGCTTACCGAACCGCAGGCTGGCTTTCTCGCTTTCCTCGATGACGAATCTTCCTGATCCAGCAGCCAATTCAACCTCACGCAGAAAGGGGATCGACACCTCGTCATCATTAACGGGGGTGTCATCGTCCCACAGGCTTATATCCTTGAGTTCCGAATGCATCGGGTCGCGCCCGTCCTCCCGCGAAACGCCCACCGCCACGCGCCCGCGCAGTTGGTCGGTGCTCACGCGGAAGTACTCGGCGATGCGGGAAATGTGCTTGTCCGACGGATCAACGATCTTGCCGCTGAGGATCCGGGACAGCGTGGATTGAGGCACGCCGGTACGCCGGTGAAGCTCCGTGGGGGAGATCCGGTCGCGGTCCAGCAGTTCGCGTAAGACGATAGAAACGTTGCGTTTTTGCATAACGCAGATAGTGACGGGAGATTTCGGGGTTGGCAAATGCTAATTTGCATTATTTATGCATAAACGATGCATTTCTTGGGCCCTTTTAAGTGTGGTGATGTGGACTGCGAACCGCAGACCTCGCGTGTTAACCTTGCGCCCATCGCAAAATCGCAGGGCGGA